GAGCGAATTATTTATTGCAGAATGGACTTACTTTTTATGGGACTTACTGGAAGCAGGAAAAGACTCGGAAGTTTGAACCAATAAGTTTGGAGGAAATTGCCCAGCAATCGCCCGAACTGGCAATGGCGATTGAAGATCCCGAGATGAAGGAGGGAGTCGAGGAAATGTTCTATCCGATGTTCCCAAAACTGAAGAAGAGACGGGTCAAAAAGATGCTTAATGAGCTTCGCAAGACAGGCGTGACTGAAATTCCCACCGAAAAGATGGTGGTAAATCGTCCGGCGGTTAAAGCTTATGAGCTTGGGCGTGAATTAATTGTGGACAGCAATGTGATCGACCTGGAGTCCGCCCGTTCTATCCATTGTTTACATTACTATACACCTGAGGCTTTAAAACAGAAAGTCAATGAGGGTTGGGATGCCAAGTGGATTGATGAAGCTATTGAGAAAGCTAAGGATTTTTACTCCGAGGAACGATATAGCGACAGCATGATTTCCTATGACTATGGGAACAATTATGGAAGCCAGCATTACGAAGGATTGATTAAAGTAATCACTACTTATCGTAAGGAGCTGGACGAGGATGATTGCCCCGTGGTTACTAAAACCTGTTGGACTGAGGAAATGGAAGATGCTGGATTCCATGAGCCTGTTGGGTATGACGAGGGGCGGTATCCGTTCGTATGTATCACGAGAGAGCATTTAAACCATCGGTTGTTGGACTCTCGGGGATACCCTGAGTTGTTGAAGAGTTATCAATTGGCTGTTAAAACCGAGTTAGATAGTAGGCGTGACGCGGCAAGCATGACAACCATGCCACCTGTGGAATTTCAAATTGGAAGGCGGCCTGATCGATTAGGGCCAGGTGCATTTTTGCCTGTGCGTAGGCGTGGAGAGGTTGGATTTATGGAAACTCCAAGGTTCTCACCAGCATCGACTCAGGTGGAGATGGATATCCGCAGGCTGTGTGACAAGATAACCGGTCGGGCGACTGGTCCTGACGATGCGGTGGAAGCAAATGCTTTAAAACAACATTTAGTAAATTGTTGGCTAAGTGGATGGAAGGAAGTTTTAAAGCGGATATGGTGTTTGGATCGTACTTACAGCGGACCAATGATTTGGTTTCGGGTGACTAATAACGAGCAAGGCGCACAGCTCATCCTGGATGAAACTGCCGAGTTGTATGACTTTAATATTACTTGGAACAGCATGAACCAGGATGAGGAGAAGGTTCTACAGAAGCTGGATACCGTAGGTAAGGTTATGGCTCAATACGACAGACAGGGCGCGTTCAGATCGGATGTGTATCTCCGTAAGTTTTTAGAAGCAATCGATCCAAACCTTGCCGGTCAATTAATTGCACCTGCTGAAGAGGCAACCGATAAGGAGATTAAGGAGACATCTGCGGATCTCGCTAAAATCTTTAGTGGTCAAGTGGTCAATGCTCCACAAGGTGCAAATGCTCAACTTCGTTTACAATTTATGCAGACATATCTGCAAGGAACTCAAGAAATTCCAGCAAATGATATCCAACAGAAGATGCAGGAGGACGAGAACTTTGCTAAGAGGCTACAGACATATGCTGGTCAACTCGAACAACAGCAAGCCCAACAAAGAAACGCTCTAATTGGTCAACTAGGGACCGCACCTGGTAATGTGCCTGGTACTTCAATGTAATGAATTTATCTGACGCTATTGCTGGTTTGGGCGATCAAACAGAATGGAAATTTGTTAAGAAATTCATCAAAGAGCAAAGAGATTCATGCTTGGTTGATTTTCAGGATTATAACCATGTGGATAATCCACAAAAACTTGCCCGTCTGTCGGGTGAGATTGCCGGTTTAAGTAGGCTAATAAGTTGCATTGAAAATGAGGAAGATGACAGAGACCCCACATCAGAAATTTAAGAACGAGCATCGAGCCTTGTTAAATCGATGGCTTGAAGAGTCCGACATTGACGACATGGAAATGGCGAGTATCGCGATGAACGATCTCAATGAATGGCTCGGAGAAGAAGTCCTGGAGTTCGAGAGTGAAATCGATCTAGGGGATGAAGAGGACGGGTAGCATCTATGAACAGCAGTTTATTCTAGATGCACTAAAAAATGGTTTAGAAGTTTTTACGCCTATTGGCGACTACTTGCCACAGGATTGTATTGTTATGAACTCGGCAGGCCGAACCTTTCGAGTACAGGTAAAAGGCACAGGTGTTTTAATAGAGGATAAACGGAACAATGGGGGCTTGGGAAGGTACATGATTACCTCGGCATCCGGTAAAAAGGTAAAAGAGACAATAGACTGTACAAAAGTCGATACATTAGCGGCTTATATCCAACCCGTTAATGCTTGGTACATCATACCCTGTATGGATTTAGATAATGCAATTCGCATAAGTTTGTACCCTCACAATGCTAAATCAAAAGCCAAGTATGAAAGATTTTTAAATAACTGGAACGCATTTAAAATTTCCTGAGAAATCGTAATTTTCATCTGATATAATTGTCATTGGCGGGGTGTATTTACTCCGCAGATCAATACAAGAGAGTGCGAACTCTTCAAACGCAGAGAAATTATGGCAGAAACAGTTATTAGCGAGGCTCCGGCTGAATCCACGGGAGCAGAAGACAATCAAGCGCAAGGCCCAATGAGCATGGAAGATTTGGCGGCATCCTTTGTCGACCAAGTTGAAAGTGATCAGCAGGCATCTGACGATGAGGCTAAAGCGGAAGTCACCGAGAGTTCCAAGCAAGCAGAAGCATCGGAAGAAGATGTTCTTTCACAGTCTATTTCCGAAGAGGAAGAAGATACCGAAGAAGAAACCGAGCAAGAGGATGAAGAGATCGAGGAGGAGGAGTCCGAAGAGGAACCCCCTAAAGCTGTAGGTAAACTGCTCAAGCAAGTTAATAAACTAACTGCACGGGCTAAGTCTGCTGAAGAAAATGCAGATGCACTTAAAGCCGAGATCGAATCCCTTAAATCCAACAGCCAACCTAGTGAGCAGGCAACCGGCCAACCTGAACTTGAAAATGTTCAGACCTTTGAGGACTTGCAAAAGTTACAGAAGGAAGCCCAAGCCGCCAAGAAGTTCGCCCTACAGAATATCGGGAAAGACTATGTCGAAGTGGACGGCAAGGAGTACAGCGATGATGACATCCGAAATATCCTTACCCAAGCAGACGAGTACCTTACTGAAAAGATTCCAGCACGGCAGAACTACTTACAGGAAAAAGCTCAATGGCAACAGGATACAATCGCCACACATCCCTGGTTAAACCAGGACGATGAATCGGCAGAAGCTCGGAAAGAATTATTCGGAGGACTTAAAAGCCAGTACGGCCATATCCTAAAAAATCTTCCCAACGGTGACTTTGTTGCGGCAACCCTCGTCCGAGGAATTGAAGCAATTAAGTCGGACCAAAAGGCAAAGACCGCACCTAAAAAGAAAGCGATCAAGCCAAAGAGTCCACCACCTACTGACGGAGGCAACGCCTCACCACCGGTGGAAAATGCCCAAACTCGGAAACAGAAACAGAAAGAAGGTATCAAGCGTAAAGGACCACTCTCGGCTAACGATCTAGCCGCATATCTCAGCGACTAAAATTTAATTATTAAAATTCAAAATCTTATACCAAAATGGCATTAGCAACTTCCTATAATGTAGACGGAGCAAAGGGTGCAAGAGAGAACCTTGAGAATCTTCTCAAGACTGTCGAGCCTACCGAAACTCCTCTTTACTCAACTCTCTCCCAATCTGCCGCTCCTAAAGCGACTCTTAACGAATGGTTAGTCGATTCCCTTGAAAATCCTGATATTGCAGGAGTCGAGGACGGTCTTGATTTGACCTTATCGACAGCAAAAAATCTTATCGATTCTCGTGCTAGATTGGCTAACCGGGTGCAGACCGTTCGCGATTATTTCGCTGTCTCCCGTCAGGCTGAAATGGTCGATGTAGCCCCTGGTGGATCTTTGTTTGCCGCTTCCAAGGCTAAATCTTTGATCCAACTTAAACGCTCCATTGAAACTGCTATCGGTTCAAGTAATGATCAGATCGCTGGTGCTTCAGGAACAGCTAGTAAAATGGCTGGGCTGGGTTTATTCTCGAATCCGAGTGCGACTGGAAATACTTTCGATACAAGTGCTAAACAAGCATTCCGTGCAGTAAGTGGTTCCCGTGTTTCCTTGGGATCATTGACTGAAGATGGTTTTCGTGGGCTTCTCCAATCTGTGTACACCGCTTCCGGTGCCAAGAGTAGTTTTAAGTTGTTCTGTGGTCCAGCTGTGATGAACAAAATCACCGACTACACCCGTGCGGCTATTAGCAACAACCCAAGCTACCAGTTCACTCAAGATGTATCCGGTAAGACTCTAATCAGATCAGTTCTTACTTACATTAGCGATTTTGGCGAAATTTCGATCCTGCCGGACCTTTTTCTTGGTAGGGTGGATGGCAGTCCATCCGGCACAGACACCGCTGTTGGCGTAGTCAACACCGACCGTGCTTATCTCATCCCTGACGATGACACCGTATCCTTGAAATTCTTGGAAGGTATCTCCGTTATGGAACTGCCTGACAACGGCGGTGGAAAACGGGCCTTCTGTGAGGCGATGCTCACCCTTCGGGTCGGCAATCCACGCGCACTTGGTTCTATTGTTTAATCAATCTTCAATCAATTAGTAGTAATTGTTTGTTTCATGTGTTCATAAAATGGGGAGCCAGCTTAGGGGTAGGCTGGCTCCCTTTTTCTTTTAAAATATGAGTCTTAACATCATCGTAAAAGGAGGTAAGCGAAGTGGAAATTCCCAGGAGGAAATCGCTTATTATATTCGCAAAGCAAACCAACAAGCCGCAGTTCGGGAAAAAGCAGGCTATGCCCAACGACAGGAGGAAGTACGCAAAGCCGCCAAATCCCTCGAAGGAAGCAAGGGCAACTTTCGCTTGAAACGGGTAACAGACATGACGACCTATCTTCGGCATGAACAACAAGCTCCTGGTTGCTGGGCAAATAAAGAGTTCACTAAAGACTTTGAGAAATCCAACCCTGAAACAGTTGTAAAACATTGAGGACGGTTCCTTACAGCACATTCAAGAGTCGATTCCAATCTTCGGTTGGTGTCGATTCTTTGCTTTCACAGGAAGAGACTGCCCTGAAGAATAGTTTAAATGACCGTATTAGAGGAGCATGGACCCGCGCAAAATGGCCTGATGTACAGACAGTAGTCGAGAAATCAGTAGCCGCCGTAACAAGCCCCATAGTGGCCGACAAAGCTGTGCAAATCGACAACGCATCCGACCTCATGGATGTGTTCCAGGTATGGACTAAAAACCCACTCACAGATCGCAATGCTATCCTCTTGGAATTTCAATTAATTAATGGATACATCGTTTTATCGGCAGACTCTTCAGCCGACTCTGTATTCATCGTGGGCAACCAAGTACCGGCATCCGACTATGGAGATGCCACAACGGATCTCCCTGCCTTCCTGGAGCGGTATTTATTATTAGCCTGTGTGGCAGACTACTACAAAGCCGATGGCCAATTAGAAAAGAGTGTTCAACAGGAGCAAATGGCCGAGGAAACCCTGGCACTCGAACTTGATCGGGTCGAGCGACTCAACTCGATGAACAAAATCACAATCAATTCTTATCCGAGCTACAGCTTCGGAGTATCAATTTTATCAACCACATAACCACTTAGAAAAATGGGATTAGCCAGTTTCAATATATTGAATTCAATGGGCGCAAATGGATGCGTCTATGTAAACGGAACCTCCGCAACGAATGGCAGTTTTGTTGCCGTGCAATTCACCGAACCATCAGTAATTGGTGCATTAACCGGTATCATGGATAACTCGGCAGACTTAATTGCCGATGGTACCTCTTTCGGAACAGGCCAGGTGATCTATGTTCCTTTTACCAGTATTACTTTAACCAGCGGAGCCGCCATCCTTTACAAAGGTAGCGTCTAATGCCTGAACTAGGACTCAGACTCTCCATCGGGGAAGTAGATGCCGACAGCATCATTGGGCCTCCTATTGGCGGACCCGTCATTGACGGGGTCATCCAATCCGAAGCGGAGGACTTTCTGCTCGTGGAAGCGGGGCAATTTTTAGCATTCGATTAGAAGAGGAAATAAATTATGGCAAATAAACGCATATCATCATTAGACCCACTAGCTACTCCAGCAGATGGGGACATTTTACCGATCACCGATGTATCGGATACAACAGGTTCACCTGATGGTACTACTAAGAAAGTAACAGTTGCTAACCTAAAAAACACAGCCCCCGTCCAAAGCGTAAACACGCAAACCGGTGCGGTTGTCCTGGATGCAGATGACATCGGCGATACTTCCACCACCAACAAGTTTGTTACAGCTGCTGACATTACGAAGCTTGGTAACTTAAGTGGTACGAACACAGGTGACCAAGACTTGAGTAGCTACCAGTTACAGCCATCAGAAGGTGCATTCGTAAACGGCGATAAAACAAAGTTGGATGGTATCGAGGCAAGTGCAGATGTAACAGATGCAACGAATGTAACAGCGGCTGGAGCGTTGATGGACACCGAGGTTACTAACCTTGCCCAAGTAAAAGCATTTGATGCATCCGACTACGCAACAGCGGCACACACTCACGCGATTGACGATCTTAGCGATGTTACAATCACATCCGCATCGAACGAAGATGTAATTAAGTTTGACGGTACAAGTTTCGTAAATGGACAAGTCTCAGTCGATGTAAACACCCCGCTCAACACCGCACTTCGTGGAACCGACAACCCGCACATCGGAGCGTATCCTAATCAATCATTCAAGGTTACGGACAATCCATATAAGTCCGTCATGGTCATCGCAGATGCGGATGGCAACTTGGAGTTTGTTACTAAGGACGGAGCAAATGTTTATGTTAATACGCCATCAGCTCGACTGGCATTGGCTAAAGGATTTAGCGTACAGGAGGACGGGGACGAGCCGGATATTGAAGCGGTCACTCCTAGTGGTGTTACTTACTCAGTCATCAGCGGAGACTCCGACACTAAAGGAGCCAATGGTCTACCAACTCGCCAAGGCTTTAACTACCCCGACATAGGGGCCAATCCAGCACCAATCTTAATCTCAGGCGGTTCAATCGCTTAACAACATTCTTAACTTAGAGACACACATATTATGGCTAATTATTACTTACACCCAACAAGCGATCAAGGAACTGGAGACGGATCCTCTGAGGTTAATGCTAAACAATTTTCAACGACCAATCTTAATACCGCAGAGGCTCAAGCATCAAGTGGGAATATTATTTATTTCCTAAATGGGGATTATACATTAACAGCTGACTTAGCTATGGATGCGGCAGATGGTGTTATTTACCAATCCCTTGAGCCACTTGGTGCTAAGTTAAAAGCTAGTTCAGGTTTCAAATATTTAAGTTTTCCAAACGATGTATCTGTAAAAGATTTTCAGACTGAGGATTTGAATTTTGATATCACAGCAGATAATACAACAGTGATTTTATCGGGTTTATCCCACGCCTATTCTAGTAGTCACAATGTCTCAGGTGCAAGTGCGGTGTTTAAGGCTTATGCCACCACTCGATTTTTCACAGTAAGCAATTCTGTATTTGTGCCTGATTTTAGCGGTTCCGCTCAAGCAATGTTTTTCGACCAAAATACTGCTGGAACTACTTTTAGTAATTGTACAATTTTTATTAAAGCAACAAATGCTACACAAGTTTTAAACACCTACGGAGGTGATAATGTAGCTTATACTAATTGCATACTTAGCTCCGACGACAACTCGGTAATATCGCTATCGGATGGAAGTAATAATGTGGCCGATCATTGTACGAATTGTTGTCTATATGATTTTGGGTCGAATAACACAAGTGGTGGAACAAATAATGTCTTCGCAGACCCTCAATTCGTAGACTCCACAACTGGCGACTATCGCCTCCGCCCAGCAAGTCCTTGCATTAGTGCTGGAACCGCAAGCTAAGTAGTCATGGCACTCAATAAATTGCACAAGAAGGACTTCTCCATTGCGGTGAAGACGGGGACAGATGCTAATTCTACTAAGTTTGCTAAGGAAGCGGTAAAGGGCGAATTGTACTTTGCTACTGACACCTTCAAACTTTACATCGCCACCACAACTGCTGGCACATCGGACGCAGTCATAAAGTCAGTTACTCTTAGCTGATGGCTCCTAACAAGCAGTCAGAGGGCTTATCGGAATCCTCATCTGCCCGTGTTAATGTACAGTTTGCTATCAAGATTATTGTTGGCGTGGCTACTGCGGTGTGGTGCTGGTCTGAGCTTACTAACCGCATGGCGGCAATGGAACTCCAGGTCAGTCGGGTATCGCACGAGTCCACCCTCCTGGGCGACTTATCTGCTCGCATGATGCACTTAGAGAAGTTTGCGGAACAGGCAAAGGATGATCTCGATCATTTAGTGGAGATGCAAGACGCTCCGATTACCTCTGACTTTCAGCAGTTTGAGCGATTAAAGTACCTAGAGAAAGAAGTGGATCGTTTGCGGTTCAAGCTAGATTGGTGAAATGGGCGAAATACTTCTTATGTTACTTACGGGGGGCGGTAGTACGGCTCTTGGTGCTATGCTCAAGGGCGGGTTTGGAATGTTATTTGAGAGTCGCCGCCAAAAGCACGAGCTTGAAGTGGCACGAGAAAGCC